TGGCTGCCTGACTCGCTGTGTCCGCGTCCGTGCGGGTGCTGGAAGCATCCTGCTGCGCCTGCTGGGCGGCGAGGGAAGCCGCCGTGTTGGAAAGCCACTGCGCCTTGATGGTCTTGCCTGCCTCGATAGGAATCGCAATGCCCATCACCGGAATATCGTATACCGTGGAAGCCTCAATGGGGGGGACCGACTCCACGGCACCGATGTAACCCGCAAATAGCCGTAAATCCTCTCCGGATTCGTCCTGGGCGTGGATGGCATACGGCCAGCGGCCAATAGGAAGGGCGGGAAAGGTAAGCTCCAGGTAATTCTCCTGTTCGCCATGCTCGATTGTGATGGGCAGCTCTCCTTCCTCCGTTTTCACGGTGCCCGCAAAAGAAACGCCCGTTACCGGGAACGGAGATTGAGTCACGTCCTCACGCAAAAGCCAGCCTATGCGCTTGGCATAGCCGGCTGTCGTGGACAAATGGCGTGTAATCCCCAGAAAATTAAGCATGCCTCCTTCATGAGGCAAACCCGGAAAAATCTCAAGTTGCCGAGTGTCACTACTTTTTGCCGGACTTTACGGGAGGATCAAATGGCAGGGACGCCAAAAGAATCATAAAGTTCTCTCCTGCATCTACTTTCATCTTCTCTGGTGCATAGGCTCCATCCATCTTGTTGAGCTCGGCAATGGCTGCAATTTTCGATGGCATCTTGAATTTCATGCCATTTTCATCAATGGAAGACTCTTGGCAAAGCTCTGACGTGTTGTCAATATCACCGATGGGAGTTGTCACAACGCGGGAAAGCCATTCCATGCGTTCCTGCTTGGTCAGCACGGCGGATTTATTCAACTGGGCGTTCAATTCGTCAATCATTCGCACAATTTCAGCATCTTTGGACAAACGGGAAGCCGCCTTACTTGCCGCCTCATTGCTCATGTCCTTGCGTTTGTAAGCCTTACGGTATGCGTCCGCCTTGGACAATTTTCCATCAACCAGGAGCCTTGCAAACTCCTTCTTCTTCTCCGTCGTCCTGGATTTGTTACCCTCTCTCTTCATACCAATATTTTACCCTCCTGTTTTTCGGTGTGTCGAGTTGCCGAGTGTCAACGTTTCTTGCCAGTAGCATCAACCTGCTGGCTTTGAATCCTCAACTCCATCGAGGAAATCACGCCCCTGCTTGCTCAAATAATGCACACAGGGACGTGATCCCGTCTTCACCACGTCGCCAGTCTTTGCAAGGTAATCCAGCCGATGGGATACATTGCTGGGGTCCAGATGGCACCTGTCAGCAATCTCCCGTGACGTTCTTCCCGGGTGATCGCGGACCTCCATCAGGACAAGCAGCTGCGACGGCCGCACTCTCTGACGGACAATGTTTCGCAGCAGGTCTTTTCTGACTGACGACGCGTTCATCACATTAAACCTCCTTGTAGGTAGTGGCGGCAGCGTCCCATTTCAGGTCAATGTAGCCTGTTTCCCCGAAGCGGTTCTTGCCGACAATCAGCTTCGCTTCTTCAGGGTTTGCGTCTCTGTCATTGGTGAACGGCCTGTAAAGCAGCATGATCTGGTCGGCGTCTTGTTCGATGGAGCCGGAGTCACGTAGGTCAGACACACGGGGAACCCCCGCTTCCTTCCCGGCGCGCTTTTCTGCTTCCCGGTTGAGCTGGGCCAGCACGATCACCGGAATATTCAGTTCCTTCGCCAGGGCTTTAAGGCCGGCGGAAATCTCCGATACCTCGCGTTCACGGGAAGCGCCGCGGCTGGATGGATTGGCAAGCTGCAGGTAGTCCACGCCGATGCACCGCACACCATGATCTGCCACCATGCGCCGGGCGGTCGCCTGTATCTGGTCAATCCTCAAGGCTCCCCGATCATCCACATAGAAAGGCAGGCTCTTCACCTTGCGGACGGAAGAAGTAAAAGCTCCCTGCTGGTAGGAGGAAAGCCTTTTTCCCTGTCGCAGGGCTGCGGCGTTGATGCCGGACTGCCCGAACATGATGCGTTCCAGAATCTGGACCCTGGACATCTCCAGGGAAAACATGCCTACCGGAATCTCCGAATTGGCGATATTGAGCAGGATATTGGTCATGAATGAAGTCTTCCCCACCGCTGGCCGGGCTCCAATGACGATCATGGAGGTATCTTGCAGGCCGTCCAGAATCCTATCCATCCTCTGAAACCCTGTGGGAATCCCCTTCACCTGTCCCGGATTTTTGATGCGGTATTCCATGTTCTCAATCACCTTCTGGACACTGTCGCCAATGCGAGAAACGGCGGAAACCCCGCACATCTCGCGCATGGAAGACACGGACTTCTCGACTTCTGCCAGGACTTCGTCCTCGGTGATCGTGAAATCATTGACCTTTTCCAGTCCGGCAAGGAACAGGGCTTCCATGTCCCTCCGCTTCCTGGAGGCAACCAGAATCTTCACGGAAGCCTCGAACTGGAAATGGTAGGCAAAGTTCGTCGAAAGTTCGACAAGTCCCACGTGCCCCCCTACGACTTCGAGGACTCCGGCATCTTCCAGATGTTTAATCAGGCCGGTGATGTTGCACATCTCCGGAGTTTTGGACAGGGTTTCGAGCGCAGTCCATATCTTCTGATGAACAGGAAAGGCGAAATGGGACCTTCCGATGCCTTGTTCGATGAGGGAAGCCACCTTGTCGGCGCCGTCAATGCAGTTCCCGAGAACAGTCTTCTCGGCGTTGAGTTGTGTTTCTGTGATGTTCATGATGCTTGTTTGTTATTGGTTTTGCTGTTGTTAGTATCTGCTTCCAAGATTGGAGCTATCCGGGAATGGGTCCCTTTCCCCTCCGTTCCCTGGGGCTGGCGGATGGTTGAGGGCGTAGCTGGTGGCGAAGCTGATGGCGTCAGATTGCCATTTGGTCACGGGGATGCCATTGCGAGTCCAGTTCACGGCATCCCGGCTTCCCCAGTAGGCCGTGGCGCAGTCCGGAATCTGGTCGGGAGTCAGACGCACACGCCCCGCAAAGGCCGCGGACCGCAAATGGGCTTCGACTTCTTCCACGGTGCACGGATGGGGGCTAAGGGGGTGTGCTTCGTCTTCGTCTTTTACTTCGTCTTCGTCTTCGTCTTCGTCTTCGTCTAAGTGTACATTTGCTGGCAGATGTTTATCATCTGTTGGCAAATGATTATCATCTGCTATACATTTGCTATACATTTGCCCTAACTCACTGACAGAGTCATTTTCTTTATTTTTGCCTATCGCGTGATTATCATCTGTTATACATGTGCTGTGCATGTGATTATCATTTGTCGGCATGTGATTATCATCTGCTATCATTTGCTTATCACGAATTACATACCCGGGAGGCAGAGGGAAAAGAGGCCGTTTTGCTCTGACCTGCTGACGGAACTTCTGTACCCAGCCATAGCGCCTTCCCTCCACCTCGTAGAGAATCACAAGGCCAAGGTCTGACGCATGCTGTAGAAAGGATTCAACCTCCTCCACGGTGAATTCATCTTCCTTTTCTCCCGTAATATCCCGGCGAAGGCTCTTGCTGCGGGCCTCAAACAAACCGTAGTCGTCCGCCTCGAACAACAAGCCTTCATAAAGCCAAATTTCCTTGAAAGAAAGTTGTCCGATCACGTCCGAAGAACGGAGCCCTTTTCGTATTACTCTTGATGATGCCATGGAGTTTTACCTTTCCTGAATCATTTTGTTGAACTGTAAAACCCTTAGGCGAAGCTTCTTTTTGGCGGCGTATACCCTCACAAGTCCTGCTTTCACACAAGCGGCGAGTAGCCTTTCTATGTCTTGCGTGCTGATACAGCCTTTTCTCCGAGGCATGATATTTATCAACATCACAGGGGAGGCGTAATATCGGCCGTAGTCGTCCGCCGCCTGCAAAAGACGGTGGAAGAATACTTCTTCCTGACAATCTAGTCTGTTGACTTTGTCAGACGTTAGAAACTCTTCAGTAATGACTCTCATGGTTTATGGTTCAATCAAATGCAATTCTTCACACCTCTTGCGGACGTAATCCAGCACCGTGCCGGCGTCCTGGTGTTTGATGTGGAGCAGGAGATCCGGCTTGCCGAACTCTTCTACCCAAAACTCTATTTCCGGGCCTGTGAGGTCAAAATACACGCCGTAGCGGCCTGTACGCCCCAGTTCCCCCTTGATGCGGCAAAGCTCCTGAATATAGCGGTGTTCTTCCTGTTCAGGTGTTTCCATAGGAAGGCAAGCTACCTCATTTTCTGCTTCGCCTTGTCTCAGCTTCCAGAAGTCCCGGAAGCCTTCGCAGACCTGTGCAAAAGGATTCCGGAGACACTCGCTACAGGGCGTTGCGTAGGGATGGGTTCCCTCATGAGCGCAGTTTTCGCAAATTCGTTCATGATCTGGTATCATGCAGTCCTCCTTTCACACTGGATGCGTTCAAGGTCGCTACGCTTGTAAAAACACCGGAGGCGGCACCCCATTGGGGTCCTCATGCGGCATTTGAACTCCTGCACCCTGCCTGTTTTGGCAAGCCTGTAAATGTAACTTCGGACGGTTCCGAGCAGGCGGCAGGCATCTTCTATACCAATGAATCCAGAGGGAATCCGCTTGGCTTCCGGAGCGTAGTCATCCAGAAAACGCCCCACATCCTCATGATGCCAGTAAAGACCATCTTTCCGGACATGGACGTACCGGGCGTACCTGTTGTGCAAGGCGAGCCGAACAGAAGCCGGAGAACATCCCAGTTGTTTACTCAAATCACGGGTGGCTATCCAGCCTTCCGGTGGAGCATCGGCCTTGCCAATGTGCTGCGGTGGGAACTGGATGAGCGGGTGTTCAATGAGGTTGTGCCCGTGAACGTCCTTGAAAGTGCGGAGTCTGGTCATCGGTTCCTCCTTTCCGTCCAATCTTCCCACGGCCATTTATCAACATTATGTTCAGCGGTCCAAAAGGGTTTCCCGTCACTCCCTTCCACCAGCAAAACGCCAGCCGGCTTTGGCTGTACTGCAATCAATTTTACAGGTTCGGGGTGTCCATCCACGTAAAGTTCATCGCCATAACGCAACCTAGCAGCAACTGGGAAAAGGGAAACAAGCCTATCCATATCTTCAAGGCACGCTTTCTTAGTCTTCCAAAAATGAGAACTCTGAAAGAAGCAGTTGTAACAACCAGCAACCCAGTCGGTTGTTATTCCCTGGACATCGTACCCTCGTATGGCTTTCAAAGGTGTACCACACAGCGGACATTTAGGCGTCACGTTCGGCCTCCTCCCTATTGAGAACATCACACAGGATGCGGGCATGGTTGAACGCACTTTCCTTCGTGAGATTGCCTATATAGAATCTTGCAACAGGCCTACCGCTAACCAGATGAACTACTTGATAGCCGCTAGTGGTATCATCCGGTGCGAACCGCGAATACCTCATAACCCTGACTTCATAGCTTTCAACAGAGTTCATTTATTCTCTCCTTCCTTTTTGGGAGTGTACATATCGGTCATTCCGCGTGAGCATTCACAACAATCCGCACGCGTGCCATTTTCAAAGATGCAGCCTTCGCATTGACCTTCTTTGGAATCTTGCCGGGTTTCCCCGGCAAGCTCCTCGGTGTAGACGTTTTTAATCGCCTCGTCCAAATAGCCGCTTAAGTCCAAGCGTAGTTGCCTATCTTCAAAAAAATCAGAGAAAATTCCTTTGAGTGCAGCGCGAGCCAGGAACTCTTCTTCGATTCTCGCCGACCCATCTCCCACCGCAAATTTGGCGGTATCATACATAGATTGAGAGACGGGTATTTTCAGGGTAACAACCTTCATTACTTGGACCCTCCTTTCATGGAGGCGAGGGTTGCGGCAAGCGCTGGCCTGAAAGTTGATTCTTCGGCAACGCAGAAGGACTTCTCGGCAGATTCCAACGCACGCCCCAGTAATTCTGTTGCCATGAGATAGCGCGTCTGGTCTATGTGAACCTTTCCTTCATCCCACCGGAAGCCCCCGCTGTTGATGGCGGTGAACGCAGCAAGAACACCCATATCCTCTTCATCTATTTCAGCCAGAGCAGAGAAAGTCTTTCTCCGTTTGTCCAGAACCTTGAGAGGGATTTCTTCTTCAAACACATCCGCCGCAGTTTCCAGGAGGAAGGCGCCCTCCTGGAAGGCTTCCTTCACGCTGTTGACAATCTGCTTCTGGTCGTCGTCGCAGTAATACAGGGCGTGGAACATGTCCAGCAGGGCCTCCGCGGCGTTCCTGAGCATGCAGGCATTCTCCGCAAAGGAGATCAAATCCTCTTCATCGTACCGCTTCTTCCGTGGGGCAGTTGGCTTCTTGGCTGTCTTGGCAGCCTTTGCCGGTTGACAGGGCTTCCTCTCTGTCGTACTTACTGGCTTGTGAGCAATGATAGGATTAGCCGTCTTGCCATTATTCACGACATCGGCCCCTTTCCCGTTGCCGCGGGAGAGGGGTTCTGCGTTTGCCAGTAGGGCTGTAGTCGTATTCGTAGCGATCATAATCGTATTCTTTCTATTCTTGTTTATTATCAATTAACTATTACTATTTTATCTCGTTTATCAGGTTCAATCGACGCGCCCCTTGAATGGAGGCACGAAGGAATAATCAGTCTTCGTCTGCCAAGGTGAAGCTTTCGTCATCCAATTCAAAGACGCCCAGCCAGGGAGCTTTGATAAAGGCGACATAGAAATTTCTCTCGTCCTTGCGACGAACAACAATAAACTCGTCTTCCGGAGAGAAACGATAAGTTCTGCCACGGTTAGGCATGGTGATGATAAGTTGGGAGTTTAACATCACCCTGTCGCCCGTATCGAAGGGCTTTGCTTGTATAGTGTTTATCATATCGTGATAAATATTGATGGTTAGTTATCGGATTTTGATTACTTGCTTTCGGTTAAATCCTTTACTGTTCGTCGTCAGAAACAACCCTCCACTTAAAAAGGAAGTCATCTTCGTCAAAAATGGCATGCACCCACATTTGTCTTTCCTTATCAAAGGCCATTGCTCTTTCTTTATCGAACTGATGTAGAAGACCGTCATTCCTCTCTACTTTTTTCCCTTCCATCATCAGGCGTACAGCCTCATGAAACGGCAAGTCATAAACAGGCTTCTTCTCTCCCGTTCCCTCTGGTTCAGCAACCAACTTGTGCAAGCATCCACACGGCACATCCAGTGTATTCCCGTTGTCCGTCCTGATACTCACACCGTTGAGCTCTCTAAGCTGGCAGATGGTCCCATAAATGGCAACAGGCATGCCAAGCCTCATATCTTTACTCTTCATTATATTGATTATTTATTGATTATTAATTTTTTCCTCAAACCGTGAGGGCGGGACGGTTTTGCGAAGCCGTCAAAAGGGTTCGGGCAGTCAGGCGTAAATCCGGAATGCGGGGACTTGCCGGCCTGGAGATCGGCGTTGTCCATCTCTAGCCAGCCAGAACAAGCCGACGGCGAAGAGTCCACAGGCACCGCCAGCAATCAGGCGGCATGTGCCAACGGCCAAGGCTCGGAGTAACGCCTTCATCTACTCATTCCCCTTTCTCCGTATTCACGGAATAGCGCCACTCGGAACTGCTTGCCATGTACCTTCAGCTTCCCCTGCTTGCCCCAGTACAGGACATCAATGACATGCCCCTTGCTGCGCAACGCATGCACCGTTTCCTTGATAACATCCCGGTCGGAATCGTACATCAGGGCCAAGGTCTTGCAGTCGTAAAACTCTGATTCAGGGTAGGTCATAGGATTTCAGGGTTAGGGTTCGAAGTATCCCAAGAGGCGCAGCACATCGGCCAGTTCCGGGACAATTTCAATCTCTGTGTCCATCGGGGTTGTCGCAGGTGGCATGATCACGTTCATACTGCACAAGGGCGTTTTCGAGGGCTGCGGCTGCGGTTTCATGCTCGTTCATGAGTCGTTCAGCTTCTCCGTGACTCACAGCCACATCGTTCACGCGGATGCAGCGGTCTTCGGTGTCGTATTCGATGATCATGCCAGTTCATGATTTTGGGCGATAAGGAATGTTACTCCTTCATAGCCAACTACTTTGAAGTTCGTTCCATGGAGATGGACCGGAGCGATGGCGGATTGCCTTTTAATCACGCCGTCATTTACAACGTAGCGTTCTCCTTTATCATCCAGCTCCTCAGCTTCCTCCACGGTGAGCAGCTTCGCGTTCTTCGGCAGTTCAGTATTCGTATTCATGGTTCTCTCTTGGTGGAGCGTTGCGCTTTCGTTCATGCCGCGGGCTTCTTGGGCTGGTCTTTGGTGGACAGGATGACTCTAATGAAGGAGAAGTCATTTTTTGCGGCTTCCTCTACGAGTTGTTGAATAGCAAGTGTAGGGGAAATGTTCTTTTGAGCAGCAAGAACTAGAAGGCCGGTCCTTGCTTTCTCGCTTAGTTCGAAAATGTCGGTTTCCATGGCGGGCGATTTTGTCATTGTCGTGGTTGGTTGATGATTTAAACGTAATAAAAATATGGCATCTTGACAAGAGAAATGTAATAATATCCTGAACTTTGTTCAAAACTCCTTGACAATGTGTAATAAAAATATTACACATTAGCCATGCAACGGAGCACAGATGAGGTCAAAACATGGCTAAAGGATCGAAAAATCAAATATTCTTGGCTGGCGGAACAATGTCGTGTGTCTGAAGGTTCCGTAAGAAATTGGTTTGCAAAAAAACGTATTCCTCCTGCCAAAATGGCAATCATTGAATTGCTCATGAAGGGAGAAAATGCGCGGAATCAACCACTTCAGGATTTGAAAAACATTCCTGATTTGGGAAAGCTCTTTGTCAACTTTACACCAGAACTTCAAGAGAAGATTGCTCAAGAAGCTCTCCAGCAAGGTATGACTCCGAATGCTTTTATCTCGAAGCTTGTTGAATGGTATGTCACTACGGACGAAGGTAAGGAGAAAGCTATGAAAGCTTTGTCTTCCAAGCAGGGAGTGTTGGAGACTGTATATCTGAACGATACCAGGGAATTGCCTTCTCGAATCGCTGAAGATACGGATGAATACGGAAAGCCTGCGAAGTAGGGCCGATGGATAGATTGGGTAAATCATTTTTATAATTTGGATTTTTATTGGATTGCGAAAACATTTTTTCTCTCATCTCTAGCAAAAGTCAATAAATATTTCTTGTGTACGAAAATACCCAAGAAAAACCTTGCTAAGATTTCGTGTATGCGAAAAATGCACGCATGGATGACCTCAAGGCCAAGATCAGAGTATTTTTGCGGGAAACGCGTATGACCCGGGAGGAACTGGCGGAGCGGTGCGCCGTCAAAAAGGGTATGATAGACAAGTGGCTGTCTACGGTCCCCATTCCTGCTGACAAACAACGGCTGCTGGATACTCTCATCGACAGCCATTACGCCAAAGTATACCGCGAAACAGATGTCCACATCAGGGTTTCCAACGAACGCTACAGGCTTATCCAGATTGAGGCGGAAAGGCGCGGGTTGACCACGGAGGAATGGCTTGATGCTACGCTGCATCTGCATACCGCCATGCCATACCGAGGACAGCAGGATGCTTCGGAGAAATCTGTTCCGTGATGGATTTGTTCGCATGGGGTCAATTTGCGCTTTTCGCATAGAGTGGTCAAGATGATTATGCGGAAGCGTCTAGTTATTGTCTGAATTACGTGTTGACAATTTGTAATAATCGCATAATATCAAGGCCATGAGGGTAACTAAAAATGAGATTAAAAACTGGATGAAGGAAAACAACCTTGAACGCGCATGGCTTGCAAAGGAGTGTGGCGTTAGTAAGGCAACGGTGGATACATGGCTGTCGTCAGATCGGGGGGTTCCCTCTAAGGCTCAATTGACTATTCAGACTCTTATTTTCAAAATCACCGGAAAGAAGGAGTACGGGCCTGAATTCCACCGTGAAGCTGAAATGGAGACAAAGTTCCGGCTACCCGTGGAAATAGACATGGCTACCCTGCACAAGGCCGAACAGGAAGCGTTCCGCCGTGGCATGAAACTCTCCGAGTATTGTTCTCTATCTGTAAAGTGGTGTGCCAACCAGCCCCAAATCAACCTTGGAGAGAAAGAGGAAAGCAGTCATCAGGGCTATTTCCGTACAGTAAATCCCGTGCCTGCTCAAGAGGCGGAGGTCATCGGTAATATTGCAGCAGGCAATTTGGAAGAAGGAGATACGATACCTTTTATGATCCGTACAGACAGGCCGCTCGGAAAAGGAGAATACGTGTTGCGGGTCAACGGGAAGTCCATGGAGCCTAAAATCATGGACGGTTCTCTTATCGTGGTGAAGAAATATACCGTTCCCCCCATTCCCAAAGTAGGAACAATTGTGGAGTACAATGACGAACGAGGCGTCACTCTCAAAAAACTGGGACGCCGTAAAAATCCGGAAACCGGCAAGCTGGAATATGTTCTCAAGCCGATCAATCCGGAGTACAAAGACATTGTACCAATGGATGGAGGACGTATATCGGGCATCTATGTAACAACTTTGACGAGTTGGATCAGAATATAACTGACTTTGCACCTTATTCGGTACATAACTGGCCGACATTTTAACGGAATAGTTATTTTAAGGCTTGCATATTCCGGAAGAGAAGTCATTATTTACTCACTCTACGTTAGGATACTTCGCCCCTTGGCCTTCGGGCCAGGGGGCTTTTTTATTGTCTTTCTCCATGAAAAGACATAGCTTTCTGGTATGACTATGGGAAAACTGTTTCTCTCTGCTATCTCTGTTGTCTGCCTCTCCGTGGCTTCCATTGGAGCTTGCCCGGTGGAAAGCACTCAGACCTCTGTAAAAGTAGAAGCCGCGCAAAAGAAATACTGGATCAGCTCAACCGGGAAGACGCATAACTCTTCCTGTCGGTACTATAACAACTGTAAAGGGTATTGGAGTGATACAGGAAGCGGTGATAACTGCAAGATTTGTGGAGGAACCAGCAAATAATATTGAAACACTATGAAGATTCTATATGTGATATTTGTGGTGTGGGTATTTATTTCGGGAGTCTCATTTGCTCGAACCGAATGTTCTGTAAAGAGTGATAAAATATTAAATATACATTGTTTGAATGAATGTGATTTTAAAATACACTTGTATGTCTCAAGTGATGAATGGTGTAACTTGGTGGTTTTTATACATCCAAAAGATAAAAGTAAAAAAAATATCTACCCTAGATTTGTTGTACAATATTTTTCAAACAAAGATGCAATTAATATAGCAAAAAGTTTAGAAAAATGTACAAAATGGGCCGACATAGTGGAAGATAGTGAATTAGAAACAAATAAATTTGTTGCCTCTTACTATGCTCCATTAGAAAAAAATCCAAGAAAGTATTCGTTTGATATTTATTTTATATCCATGTTGAATGAATCTATGATAGATGTGCTTGGAAAAACAAGTTCTCATGTTCAGTTGTTTTTTAATGATCCAGGGACAGGCAAATTTTCAATTAGAATGTCAATTGAAGATGCAAAAGAGCTTGCGTCTATGTTTAGGGTAGTTCCAAATTTGGAGAAACAAGCAAAAGAAAAAGTTGTTAAAGCAGAGACTATTCTTAAGTAGTCGCACTTTTCTTTTAGATATTTTGATCCCACCCTCTCCAGCCTTCCAGAGAGGGTGTCTTTTTACCCTCACTCCGCCAAGCTAAACCCCGGCTTGGACAAATTCGCCACCCCTGCTACGGACAGCAGCCACGACGCCACGGAATCAACCGCCTTGCTGCGGCTCCCGGCGCCAGCCCCGGCCACGTAGGCCGCCGCCTTGGCGTCCAGCAAAATCAGTTCCGCCCAATCGGCAAATGTCATTTCCTTCTCTCCCGTGACGGCCTTCCACGTATTCTTGGCTGCCCGGTGAATCGCGGAATAATCAATCACTCCGGACGCGGTGCCCACGTAAATGCGCTGGCCCGTCGCCTGCTTGTAGCCAAACTCCACTGCCGCGCCCAGCATCGGCACCCCGCCGATCATGGCAACAGGAGCCCCCAGCATGGCGCCGAACCATCCGCCGTTCTTCTCCCACTCGTCCTCGTCATCCAGCAGGGCATGCCACAGGGCAATCACCGACTGTTCAGCCACGGACATCACGCTGTACAGGGCAAGAGCCCGCCCCCAATTCCCGGCGCTCACATGGGACACGATCATTCCGACCTTATTCAGCACCTCGGAGCTCATGAAACAGGCCATCTTCGCAAACAGGCTAGTGGAAGTCCCCAGCATGCTCTTCTGGCTCTGCGTCAGCGGCTGGGCCACCAGCTCCAGCGCCCTGGTCACGCTCTGCATGCACAGGGCGTGCATCTCATCCTCCGTCATCGGGGCGCCGGTCCTTCTGCCGGCCTCCTCCAGTTCGGCCCACTTCGCATTATACAGGGCAGTCATGGATACGGCATTGCTCCACACGTCCATCTTCTCAATAGCCCTCATGCCGGCCATGGAAAACCGAATCGCCCCGTTGTAATGCTGATCGGAAGCATACCCCATCAACTGGCTCACCATCTGCGCCTGCGCGTCATTGGTTCTCGCCCGGAAAGAATCCGTCTTCATCATCTCAAACACCCCCATGCGTCCGCTCATGGACATCGTCTGCCCCAGGTGCAGCAGAAAACTCCCCATGCCCACCTCCCCGGCAAACATCCCGTGCATCAGGCCGCTGGTCTGCTTGAGCATCGTCAGCACGTTCCAGGACAACAGGGCCACTGCCTTGGCGCTCTGGAAGCGGCTCGTCGCCTGGGCCCCGGCCAGCAGGGCGCCCCCCTCCATCACTCCGGCCCCGTCGATCACGTCCAGCCAGTGCCGCAGCGAATCGATCCCGTGGCGCCCCATATGCTCCTTCAGGGACGCTGCCGCCTCCTTGTCCGCCAGGATGCCCCGCCAGCGGGAAGTAATATCTGCCGTGCAAATATAATTCTCCACCTCGGCGCTCGCCGCCTGGAACACGGCTTCGCAATCCATATTCCACGCCAGGTGCAGATTGTGCTTCCGCCGGGGAATCAGCATCCCATACTTCGCTCCGCCGGCCACGGCATTCGTCTGCTCCCCGAAGGACGCCTTCGTATCAAGCTTGTGGTCCGCCCGGAACACGGCCCGGAAATAATTCTCCACCGCGGGGAAGGGAACCCCCTCCCGCTCCTCGTACACGCGGGCCAGCAGTTTTCCCTGCCGGTTCATCATCTCC